CAGTCCATGTTACTGTACTTGTTCCTGTTACTTCTGGTCTATCAGCTGGACAAAAAGAAACTTTTAAACTGTTACCTAAATCACCTGCCCACTTTGCCATGAATGGTCCGTCAGCAGCGATTCCTGCTATACCACCACCGATTGAGCCACCTTGTTCTGTATCAAATGTGGTATAAAAACTTTCGGTTGTTGTTGTTTGAACGTTCACATATGTAGCTGTGTTAGAAGCTGCGTTCAATGGTGCAACAGCACTAGAACTTGTTGTGTTAGCAGCACGAACAACGTTCAGTGCACTTGTATATGCTAAGAAGTTAGCTGCAGTATAGAATGATTCAAAGTTATTATCGTCTGGTTTTTGAAACAACTCTACGAGTGTATCTTGGTCTGTAACCAAAGTAACTTGTTCTATAGGCCCCCAATTGAACCTACCAGCATAACCACCAACAGAAGTACCAGCGGATACTACTACATTAGTGAGGTCAATTTCAGATGTATTTACGCCAGGACTTACTTGAAAGGCCATATCTTTTCTCCGTTAAATTTATTTTTTGAGTTTTTTGTGTGAAGTATTCGTTACTCTGATAATATTTATAAATAACCATAGTTGATGAATAATATTTAGTGTAAGGTAAATATGAAGTTTCCCCAAAAAGCAATTGATCGTTTTAATGCCAAGATTAATAAAACAGGCAGTTGTCACGAATGGAACGCTTCCAAACAAAAACAAGGGTATGGAATGTTCTCTTATGATGGAAAATCCAAACCATCTCATAGATTTTCTTATCTTCTTCACAAGGGAGACATTGCCGAAAATATGGTAGTTCACCAAACTTGTGAAAACAACGGTTGTGTTAATCCAGACCATCTTGTTTTACAAACTAAAAGTCAAAATAAAAAAAATTACAACTCTACTCATGTCAGTAAAGAAATGGTAGAAAAAAGTAGTGTCAAGTTTCTTTATCGTCTTCGTAGTGTTAGACCAGAACTAGAAAAAGAAATTGATGCATTACTCATGTTACTCGTTACCGAAAAGATGAAAGATGAAGATGACTTTGGTTTTGAAGAAATAAAGAAAGAAAATTACCTCTAGTATAATTCTCTCTGCCATTCTTGCCCAGCGGGTGTCCACACATTATCATCGCCAGGAATTGAATTTTCTTCTGGATCATGACCATCTTCAATAAACCCAAATGGCACCATATCTTCTTCTATCATTTTCATTTGCTCGGAAAACATTTTTTCTCTTATATCTTGGTCTGTGAGCTCTCTGAAGTATCTCTGTTGGACTAACCAACAAAAGAGGACACAACACATCACTAGATCATCATGAGTTCCATCGTCAGCTTCCCATGATGTACTTTTTCCAATAAATGTAGTCAACTCACTTATTGTATCAAAATCTTCTATGATTAGATTGTCTCTTTCTATCATGTCTTTGAGAGTTGCACAACCAATTCGTTTTACTTGTTTAGTTGTACGGATTCCCATCGATACATTTTTAGAAAAACCTCCACCAATCTGTTGACCATTCCTACCATGCATCGTGACCATCATCATATTTTCGTATTCCATATCATGATAAAGTATGTCAGCCACTTGTTGTCCTATGTCGTTTACTTCCACTAAAACAAATGCTTCGTTGTATTTCTGAGCAGCAGTGAAAATAACATTAGGATATAACATTGGTGAAATATCATTTTTCCGATACTTTGCGACTTGACGGTAGGGTTGCTTCGTTACATCAAACAAAGAAAATGCAGAGTAGTCAAGACCGACTCCTCTCGCAACATCACACACCATTACATAAGTATGTCCCAATATCGGTTCTTGGTAAACATCTAATCCTCCATTTTGATAAACTGGTGTCTTGTAAGCTAATGAAAGAAGTTTCTCCGTAGAAATAAGTGTGTTAGAACTACCTAAGAAAGAACATTCAAACTCTTGTTGAAATTGTCTATCAGAGGTATTCCGTATTGTCTTCTCTTTCCATTCTTGGTCTCTGCCTGGAACTTGTGACCAATGAACGGAAATTGGAGAATAATCATTTTGTTTTTCTTCTGCATCCGTCCACAATTTGTAAAACAGATTCATTCCGTTTGGAGTAGATACTATGAATACTTTGGTGGTTTTACCAGAGGAAATCGTAGGATACACAGAACTGAAAAACTCTTCAGAAATGTTAGAAGGAACAAATGCAAACTCATCTAGAAAAATAATGTTGAAAGAACCACCTCGAATAGCAGAACCAGAAGTCGAACTAGCGAGAATCTTTGAGCCGTTTTCTAACTCAATGTTTCCTTTGTTCCATATCAGTATTCCTTGTTGCAACCACTTCGGCATATGTTCGTATGCCAGTTGTAATCTTCCAAGAAGTTCCATTGCTGTTGTCTTCTTGTTCGCAAGAATTGCAACCGAAACATTTTCGTTGAAAAGAATGTAATGAAGAAGGTAAGCAAGGATAGTAGTTGATTTACCAGATTGTCTGGCCATCTTACAGATCACAAATCTTTCGTTGTGAAATCTGTTTATCATATCTTCTTGGTAATCACGAACATCAAAATTTATCAACCCTTCATCAAGAGAAACAATTTTGATGTGTTCAGTTACAAAATGTAGAGGGTCTTGTTGACATCGGATGTATTCCCCTACTTGCTCTTCTGTCCAATCTTGAGGTACATGAGCAGATTTGAGTAACGGATTTCCTAAGTAAGTTCCATGTTCAGGCATAATTTATTTTAGTGGTGGAGAATATAACAAACCTCCGTCTTTGTAGAGTTTATTCAATCCTCGTTTTAGTCCTAGTTTTTTTATGATATTACGTTCAAATATTTCTTCGTAATTTCCTACTTGTTTAATTATATCATACGACCAAGTTGCGGGCAATCCCAATTTCGCACCAAGATTAGGATGGTCTAGACCATTTTTCTCTCCCATAAATCTTTGAATGTTTGGGTTTATATTGTCCTTGAATGTATCAATATTCTTTGAGTTGATACCCATCTCTTCTGCAATAAACAAAACATATACCGACCATCTTACGATGTCTGACCATTGTTGGTCTCCATACTTAACTACCGGCCCTAGTGGTTCTTTAGAAATAATCTCTGGTAATATTATGTGCAATTCGGGATTGTTGAAACCTAGACGATTTGAGGCCAACCCTGACCTATCTGTACCGTACATATCACAATCACCCCTAAGATACACATCTTTTAACTTTTCATTCTCACCAACAGTTATAGGAATATACTTTATTTCGTGTAATTCCATAAAGTCTGCAATGTTTTTTGCAGCAGTTCCAGATCCAGAGAAACATATTTTAGCTCCATGCATCTGTTTGGCAGAGGATACACCTAGAGTTCTCTTAGTGATAAATCCTTGACCATCATAATATGTTGTTGGTAGAAACTCAAATTTCTTGAGTACATTTCTTGTAAAGGTATACGTTGTAGCTGCAGACAACATATCAATAGTTCCATCTATCAAATGTGTAAATCTAGAAACTCCATCTACTATTTCATATTGTATAGCAGTTGTATCTCCAAAGACAGCTGCTGCGACCGCTTTACAAACATCAATATCAAATCCTTCCCATATAGCACCACTTTCAGTATCATATACCTCTTCAGAGAAGCCAGGAAATTCATCGTTAGTTCCACAAATAATAAATCCTCTTTTTACTACTCTATCAAATGTGGTTCCGTATGTTGGATTATATTCTAGTACTGGTTCATCCTTCTTATTCATCACCATCTGTTTGACTTTTTCTATTTCAGTCAAAGTCATGCCACTATGATCCATCATCGGATGCGTGGACTTTTCTTTACCCATTACAGAGTTGTCTACAATCATCATCCAAAATATCCATACCAGACATGCGATAAGTTTTCCGGCAAGTATCATTTCAGAGTCCTATAAACTGCCATTAGTTCCTCATCTGACGGATTTGTCGCTGAAGAATATCTCTTATGTCCCACTCTCATGAATGCTTTGATATCGGAAAAACTTGGATATTTTGATTGTAAATTATGAAGTAGATGGTCAGGGTCTAAGTGGCAAGATGCACAAGCATTATCTCTTGCGAATACTCTTGTAGACCTTTTATATCTTTCACTTTGAACCAATACCGCAGAAAGGTCTTTCTCCATATATGTTATTCGATTTTCCATGTCTGGCATGAGTAGAAAAATTAGATATACGAGAAGTGCAATGATGACGTAGATGAATGATTTACTTGCGACAATCTGATCTTTGGCCGCAAGTTCCATTTGTTGAACTTCATCTACCTTTCTATCTATCTCTTCAATATCATGTTGAAGTATCTTTTGGTCTTTTCCGTTTGCTATAGTCTTATCTTGTTGTGCCATAATTTATTTCCTCCCCGCTGCATTCAACTTTTTGGTTACTTGAGTCGCGAACCATTTCAATACAATAGGAATACTCACATTAGAGGTAAGTCCAAACAGAAATCCTATAGGGAAGCGATAAGAAATAAATTCCGACAGTTCTTTGACGTTCTTAAAGACCACAAAGATTAATATACATCCTGTAAGAGACATACCTATGTTAATTAAAAGGTCAATCCCTATCAGCCAACTGCGGCCTTCGTATTTTTCTTTATTATCTGTTCTATAATTAAACAAGAAAAGCCAGAATGATGCAAATATGATAACAGCATACATTATCATTTCTGGTCTATCAAAAAGGGTATCCATAATTTTGCTCTTAATTTAGGGTTAGGGGAATCCTATCTTCTTCAAATCATTTATAGTAGAAGCGGCATCGGTATGAACTATTCCTATACCTCCGGCAGACTCCCAATCTCTGATATTTCCTTTATGGTCATCAATCAGTACATTAGGTCTTTTGTCTCGGCCGTCCATAGCAAAGTTTTTCTTATTTTGTCTCAATACAATCCTCATTTGTGATGCTGGTAATCTGAAATTTTTCATCATCCAACGAGTTTTATCTTTTGGAGCCCTTTTGGCGATAGGCCCTCTTTGCGGTCTTGGAACTGCTGTCAACATGAAAGGAGAGAACTGTTTTATATATCCCCAAAGAACATCCGCATCGGGCATCTTTGGGAGTTGTAAGTATGTATCTACTGGTAATTGATTCCAAAAATCATCTTTAAATCCTGTTCCAAGATATTTACCTGTAAACTTTAGGAAATCAGCTACGACTCCATCCATATCACAATAGATTTGTGGATTATCAAATTCCACTAAATGTTGTTTAAACCCTTGCATTTCAAACTACCTCCAGCAACCATAAAATATAACCAAGCATAAGAAAAGCTAAAAGACAAACAATCGCAAAATCTGTAGGACTAAGATTCATTACTTATTTCTCCACGAGCAGCAATGTCCACCTTGTCTTGACTCTTTGCCCACTTCTGAGCCTGTGCTTTGTTCTTAAATCCACTAGAAACTGGCATCCATTTGTTGCTCCCCACATGGCCCATTACATACCATTTCTTGTCGTTAGGGTTCTTGGAAACAATATACTTGGAATTTGCTTCTTCTAAATGTTGTTTGAAGGTTTTCATTTACCTAACTCTTTTTTCGCAACTTCTTGAGTATAAGTTTGTAAATCAGAAGGATTCTTCCATGTTTTTGAAATCCATCTCTTTGATTTTATGATTTTGTCCATTTCATCTTGTTCT